TGTTTCGAATGATTCTTTTGTATCATCATAGAATACTTTTTCGAACATAGTAAGTGGGTTATGAACAGGCGTTAGACTTTGATCCTCTGTATCAAATACATGGAAGTATTTTTGATCACCATAATCTGACCATGTAAATTGCATTTGAGAACCTAGGTATCTAACATTACCTACTTCTGATTTATGATGAAAGTGACCACTAAGTACTTTTTCAAAACGTTTTACGTAAGTGTGATCTAATCCATGTGGGCATGTCATTCCTGGGTGCATGATTGCACCTTCAATTTCGAAATGACCCATACACCAAGATGCATTTGCTGATAGCAAAAAGTCTACTGAGTCTGCATAGTTCTCATTATTAATCCATGGCACTAATGCTATATTGAACCCATCGTATTCTTTAACAATGGGGTCTGAGATAACGTTAATGTTATCATCTGCAAAAAGCAATAGTTCAGGTGCATTTACATCATTTGTAGATTTATAATAGACATCATGGTTACCCAATATAAGGTCCATTGATATCCCTCTCTCTAACATAGGATCAATGAAATGCTTACGATTATTATGTAGACTAGCAAAGTTTACATACTTACGTCTATCAAAGTAATCTCCTAAATGAATGATATGTTTGATATCATGTTCGTCAAGATACGGGAAGAATACTTCAGTATAGAAACGTCCTTGATATTCGGACATTGCCATCATGTCGCCTCTGACACCCGCATGTGTATCGTTTAATAATGCTATTTTCATTCAGTAAAGTTGTCTAAATTTTTCTTTGTAGTTTTCTTTGCTCTCTTTGACTTTCTTGGTGAATACTCGACAACTTTCATGTTCTCTTGCATCCATTCAACATTTGTGTTTATTAGTCCAGACGTATCACCATCAATTGTATCAAATGCCGCCTCAGAAATACCCGTCTCATTTGTTATCTGTTGTTTGATAAAGACTTGCTTTTTCTCCTTTTGGATTCTTCTAAGAAATGCATAATAACAAATCTGTGTTACATATGCGAATGCGTTGTTGGACTTTTCTCTGTTGAAGTTATTAATATACTGTATACAATTTTCAATTGCATCACAGATCATTTCGTCTCTGTAAGTATAATTAATAAAGTTTGGTCTAGTAGATAGACGAGTTGCAATCTTATAGATACACTCCCCTATGTAGTTTGACATTTGAGGAGGTGTTTTATCCTTCTCCTTGGCGAGTTTTACTGCTTCGTTATACTCGGCAACTGCTTGAGTGAACTCTTTGTTATTAACATAGTGTTCTGCCTTTTTAGGGTCTTTTCTTTTAGTCATGTATCTATAATACTCTAAAACAGTAGTTTTTGCTAGTGGGTTTTAAGTATTTATTTTAGAAAGTTTTTTAAAGTTTTTTTGAAAACCCTCTTGTGAGGATAAAATTCACATGTTATGATTAATATGTCGCCGGGGGCAGATATATCTAATAAGGGATATATTATGCTCTCGACATCACTACATTATCTCTTAGTATTGCTCTTCCCATTCTTTCTTGGTCACCCGTTGTAACGTAAAAGAATGTAACAATTAATGTAGTGTATAGTATATATCGCATCTAATGACCAACAAAAAGATTGATGATCCAAAATGCTAACAACATAAATCCAAAGACCGCAACTTGGACAACCGACATGATCGCCACTTGCCTCATTGGGTGTACGTTCTCTAAATTGTTTATAAAAGAATGCTCAACAGGAGGGGATAGATTGGCCACCTGTAGGGCCTTTTGTGTTAACTTCTCGGATGCCATGGTTGGATCCAGTATTTAAAGAAAATTTGAATTACTTTTCTTAGCATCATATAATTGGTGACACTGCATATACACAAAAGACAAACGTACCAATTAGAACTGCTATTTCTAAGAATTGGGTAATGTCATCTGTTGTAATATGTTTTAAGGTTTCTACAGTTTCGTTAAGTTTATTGACTAGTTCAGTCATGATTAAATTATAATCTCCATTGATAATATCATATAACACCGCGTTATACACGGTTTATTTAGTATTCTCTAAAGTTCTAGAGGTAAGGTTAGTGAATTTTTTTAGGGTCTTTAGGAACTTCAGCAAACTCGAATTCTTCCCACTCTTCGACTAACTGATTATACTCATCGCCGTCAATGTAAGTATCTTCGAGTCCATATTTTTCTGCCAACTCTTCTACTAACTTTTTTAGATCATTGTCACTATATCTATTCTTAAACTCTGTAAGAGGTATAGTTTTGTTCTCTATCATTTTCATCCAAGTCGAACTTGCATTATCATAGAACGGAATGAATTGCTCATTCATTTTAGACTTGTGTGCAATGTGTTCGTTTGGTATTATAATCTTTTCTTCTTCTGAGAGTGGCGAGTAAGGATAAAATAAGCATTGAGTTCTGTTTGTTCCTGGTACAACTTGCAAATGACAAATCATTGGCAAAGTAATTTCAACGCCTGTTGGAGTTTCTCTAGTCATGCCAACTATCTCTGCACCTGTTCTTGTCTTAAGTACTTCGTACTTTTGTGGAACTAAGTTTGCTGGTTTAACCATCTAGATCGAACTCCTTAATTTCATATGAGAATTGCTCTTCATTGTAAATATTTATGCGTTCTTTCAAGTGTTCGAGTGTATAATTATTGTTTTGTAAATTGTCTGAGATATCAAAGAGTCTCATCGATGTCTTACCATCTGTCTTACGTAACCCTCTACCAATAGACTGTAGATTACGTATACGTGACTTTGAAGGAGATGCGAATACAACATTGTCGATCTTCTTGATATTTACTCCAGTTGAGAATGTTCCGTATGATGCTAGTATGACATTATTTTTCTTCTTCGGAGAATCAACGATAGTTCTGACTGACTCTCTATCTTCTGTATCTGTACCACCATAAACATAATGCAATGTCCCGTTCATTCTACTGACCATTGGGTTAAACATTTCCCACAGTACTTCACCATGTTTTTCTACGTACTGAAAGAGTACAAGTGTATTACCTTTCAATGAACTAACTAGATTAGTGATAAATTTATTTCTCTGTTCATTGCTTACAAGATAATCCATCTCTTCTTGATAAGTCATTTTCTTTTGTTTAGTATGACGAAGTATGACACAATCAATAGTTAAATTTGCTATCGTACCTTCTTCCATCAACTCGTATGACGTTATGACTTTCTTTACTGGACCAAACAAACCTTCAAGTTGTAGTCTATGTACTTCAGAACCATCAAGTGTACCTGTAGTTCCTATTCTCACTGCTGTAGTCTTCATCTTCTCTAGGATGCCTTTGAGAGTTTGTGCTTTAAATAAATGTGCTTCATCTCCTATAACTACATCAAACGATTGCATTACATCTTTAGGTGCTTTTGCAAATGATTGCCATGTAGTAACAGTAATGTCTGCATCAAATACTTCTTGACCACTGTAAATTTTACAAACTCTATCTGTATATCCATACTCTTCAAAGTCTTTTGCCATTTGCTCAACTAAAGAAGTTGTTGGTACAATAATAATTTTTTTACCAGCATAGTATCGTGCTAGTAGATATATGATTAGGGACTTACCAGATGCTGTAGGAGACAAAAGCAATTGTCGACCATACTGCACTGCTGTTTTAAATGCTTCTAACTGGTAGTCTCTTGGTGCGAATGGTAGACTAAGCATATCAATAAAGTCGTCTATCTTATTCGACTCGTCTCGTTCTTTCTTGCCTATAACATCTTGTATACCATCAAAATCATATCCTCTTTCTCTACAAAACTCATCTACATATGGCAGTAGACCAATATAAATTTTATTTGTTTTTAATGAAAAGAGTCTGACTTTTCCATCCCAAAATTTATTTTTATATGAGGGCATGAACTTAGCATTAGGAACTGTATATGAAAAGAAATCGTACAAGTCTCTTGCAAGACCATCATCACAATTAACTTTCATGAAGACCTCGTCGATCTTCTGTACTGTAACTAAATTAGACATCTTTGGGTGGATTGATAGATTCAAGATAGAATCTTTTTTCCTCTATTGCTTTCTCTACGATTTTCATTTGTTCGTCCATGTCCATTGGACCGATGTCTTCATCTGTCATGACACATAGTTTAATTAATGCTTTCTTCTTAGACATGCTTAGGACCATGAAACCAACTGACTAGTGATATTCTTGTTCCTCTCGTTACTGGTGTTACTTGATGATATGTATGAGAAGGAAAAACTATAAGTGTTCCTTTAGATTTGGCAGAGAATGGGACTGTTGTAATATGCTGTTGCATATCTACCCACTCTTCGTTTCTTTTTAACTTATCGAATATACCATTTGGATTGATGTATTGAAAGTGTCCACCCTCATAATCATTTGGATCTGACAATTGAAGTGTTGAACTTAACTTTCTAATTCTTTCACCTTGACCTTGCCAATCTGGACTTGAATCAATATGCCAAGTGTAATGATCTCCCTTTACTTCTGCTTCTGGTCTATGATGATAGATAGTATATTGATGAGACTCTGGTTGATCCCAATGTAAATTCCAACCTGCTTCTCTATTAGCACTGTTGATGCCGTCTTCAATCTTTTGACTTATCTCTTCTACGAATGAATTATGGGGTATCCATCTAACGTCTGATTGTCTGATCTCACTGTTCTGTTGACCATCAGTTTTAGGTGGTGCATCAGGGTCATTGTTCTTATATCCAATACGACCTGACATAAGTTCGTGTTTCTCAGCAGTAGCATGAACAACTTCACATTCTGCATTTGTTAAAAAGTCTTTATATATCCATACGTTATTGTGATAAAGCATTATTGACCCGCCATAAATTTACGCCACTCGATAGTGTTCTTTATTGTTTGATGTCTCCAAGTGATATTATCCATACATCTCTTAATAAATTCAATTGTTTCCTGTAAGTAATCTATTTTTGCTTTGAGACTTTGTAGATCTGGATCAGAATCGAACCATATACCAAAGTCACTTTTCATTACTTTTAATCCATCAAATGGATCAGGTGCCCAACCAAGTTCTCTAATTCTATCATCGTCAAGTTTGCCGTTGAACCACATCCACTTATCTTTTCTAAGCATGTTGAATTTCATCTGCTGACTTCTTAACAATAAAATATTATCAGTTAGTAACTCTGAATATTTAGCATGTAATTTTGGAACTTCTAATGATGACTTGTCGAGTTCGATATCATCGATCTCACAGTCGTTTGACCACATCACTTTGATTTCATCTAGTTTCATAATTTACCTAATATACTATTAAATACTAATAGTATAACATATTTATTGAGATTTAACTAGTGCTTTCTATCTCGTAATATGTAAATCTGAATGATACATTTGCGATAACTGCCTCAGTATCTGCACCACTCTCAAGTTCGATACCACCTAAACTGATTGGAAAGCAATCGTGGAATCTAAAAAATTTGTTTGGTATGTTCTTATTAGTATTCAATACTAATGTAATATCTGAATACTGTAAGAGATCATTCTCTACTGCTGAGAATGTACCTGCATCTGTTTTAACTGAATTGACATATGCCCCATAGGCAGAGGGATCTGCTATAGGAACGATTGCGTCCATCCAATCATATATTTCTTTAAAGTTTTCTAAGTCTTCATCGACAAGAAAAGATACATCAAGTGTATCAAAAGAAACTTTATCTCCAGGAAAGAAAGCATCAAGTCCTACACCTGCCGCCTGTACTGTTTCACCAAATGTTAATCCTGGAATATTAACTGATCTGACGAAGTACTCTACTGTTGGTGTTTTGTCAATAAGTAATCTAAAATTATTCTTATTAAGTATTGACTTGTTGATTGATGTCTCTGGCATTATTTATCCTTGGGTATATTATCCCATCTGTAAAACTTTTTTGTTTTGTAATCCCAATACCAACCTTTATGTACTTGCTGATCTTGTGGTGTACTAGACTCAACAAATCTACTAGGGTCTGGTTTAAGTGTACTTGTATACATTATATTTCCTCAAAAGGGGGTGAATAATATCACCCCACAATACTATTTATGCGTTACTTCTCGTTTACGAAATCATTAAACTGCTTTGCAGTATCAATGACATCTTGTGCTGAGTAAGTTCTTAGGGGCATATCTTTCTTCGACTCGGGATGGTTATCATTCCATGTATATATGGTAGTCCTCTCATTCTCGATGTTGTTGATTAAGACGCCCTCTGCAAGGGATAGTAAGTCGGCACGAATTTCGTAACCTGATTTTGCTTGATTTGCCATTTTTCCTCCTGTGTGTATGTGTGTTAATGACAATTATATTTAGTGCAAAAAAAAGGTCTCCGAAGAGACCTTTTTAAAAGTTCGAAACTTTTTTACAGAATGTTAGATACTAACATCTTTCTGTAGTACTGGTTGTTTCCATCTGGTGCAAGACCACTTACAGGTGCATCACCTACAAATGGGTTAGATACCATTCCGTATCTTGTCTTGAATCCGATTTTTGGTTGGAAAGTATTCTCTCCAACTGCTCTGACCATTTGTAAAGGTACATATGGACAGTAGAACATACCAGCATCATACGGATTTGATCCTCTATAACCAACAGTCAAGTAATCTGATCCAGCATATGGATCGATGTATACTTTAACTCTACCGTTAAGAACACCAGCAAAAGTATTGCCAGTATCATCAACGTTAATGTTAGTGTTAAGAGCAGGTGCGTAATCTAATACTCCTGCCATTGAAAGAGCAGATGCAACGTCTGAAGAACATAGAATAAAGTTACCTTTACCTCTTCTTGTTTCTTTTGCGATCTTGTTAGATTCTCTTTCGATTTGGAACAATAATCCTTTGAATTTCTCAACTGACCATCTACCGTTAGCATCAACGTCTAGGTTGAAAGTACCTGCTGAAGCAGTTGCTTCCGCACCAGTTTTTGCTTGGTTGTTAACTTCTCTAACAACTTCACGGTTGATTTCAGCAAGAATTTCTGATGAAAGAATATTTGCTAGTTCTGATTCTGCATCAAGACCGTGGATTGCTTTTAAGTCTTGTGCAAGTTCGAGTGAATACTCGGCCTTTAATGCTCTAGAGTTAGCAGTTACAGTTGATTTCTCAATAGTAAATGACATCTCTTGAAAGTGGTTCGATGCTCCATCACCTAATGCTTCTGCATTTTGTGTATCCATTGCGCCTGAAGTTTGGTTTTGATAAGCACTTGACCCTGCAAAAGGATTTCCTTCTGGGTCTGCATCAACACCTGCTGTACTGTTTGGTCCTGCTGAAGCAGAATAACCAGTTCTAGGTTCTTTGATACCTAATGCTTCTGATTGTCCTTCACGTCCTGCTGAAGGATAATCTTGATACCTTGCCTTCATAGCAAAGATAAGTCCTGTTGGACCTGTCATTGGTTGAACACCGCAAATGTCGTAAGCAACGAGATTTGGCATAGCAC